GAAGCTTGCTCGTGCCAATGCGTCCCTTTTCTTTGTAAGCCCCGACGAGCTCGCCGATGTTGCGGCTAATCGTCTTCTGGCTTGATCCCTTTTTAAGCGGCATTTCGTCCTCCTCGCTGTGCCTGAAGCTGTAGTTTTGCCTGATCGATCTGCATCGACTGTTGGGCCTTTTGCGTCTCAAGCTGAAGCTTCTGTTCGTCGAGCTTCATCTTGGCCTGGTCGGCCGCGGCGCGCTGATCGAGTTCCTGCTTCTTGAGTGCCACTAGCGGGTCTTCTCCACCGCCTGCGGCCTCGCCCGAGAGCTGTCCTTGCAGGCCCTTCACTTCCTGCATGTAGGTCGCCACCTTGATGGCCACCATTCCTTCCTTCTGTAGTGCCGAAACCATGCGATCCGGGTCTGTCCCGTAAGTCTTGAAGATGTCCGCTTCGACATCCTCTTCGGCTTTGATCCGAATGTGCTCAAAGATATGCTGCTGAAGCTCCATCGCAGACATCGGCGCCGACTGAAGGATCGGCGACATGCCCATGATCAAGTGCGCGACGATATGCGCATCATGTTGCTGGCCCGGGAAGGCTTTGAGTTTCATCCCGTTCAACACAGAAGAGTTCTCGGACGCCGGATCACGGGGCATCTGGTTGTTCTGCGGGATCAAAATGCCGTCGATGTCGCGAATGTTCAGCGCGGCGTACACCCGGTAGAACGCTTCGTACATGTTGTGCATCTGCGGCGCGCTTTGCGCCATCTGCAACTGCATTTGTGCAAGCTGAATGCGCTGCGCAGTGCTGAAAATGTTCGGATCAGCAACCGGCAACACCGAAACGATCTTGTCAAAGTCCTGGCGCTTGACCTTGCGGCTCGCGCCCGGCACGTCATACGGATATTCGTCGGGCAAATACTGGCCAAAGCCCTCAAAGAGCAGCCGGAACTCCAAAGACTGCGCGTAGTGCAGGCGCTTGTGGATCGCCGACATCACCATTGAGCCGCGCTCGAGCAATGCGAGCGTCGTGCCGACCTGCGCGTACTGATTTCCGTCGCCGACCTGCATGTCGGCCGTGCTTGAGAGGCGTTTGCCCGCATCTACGAGGAATCCGAGCAGCGCAAACAGCACTTGGCTCGGTTCTTTGTATGGCAATGGCAGCAAAGACGACTGCAACTCCGCACCGCCCGCGTCAATGTCGCGCCACTCGCCCGGTTGGATCGGATCCGAGTCGTCCGCGATGCGCGCGCCCTTGGCTTTGAAGCCCGCAGGCAGGTTCGCAAGCGTTCCGGCGTCAATCAACTGCCGCAACGCGCTCGTTGCAGACTTCGAAAGGCCGCCGATGAGGTGCACAAAGCCCAAGCCATACGCGCCAGGGCCCTCGACCAGCACGTAATGAACAAAATAATTGCGCCGACGCTTCAGTTCATCGTCTTCGCGCCAGTTTCTGCGAATTCCAACGACTTTGAGGGAGTCTTCAGCAAGCGTAACGACGTACGGAAGCTTAATTCCCGTCGGTTCGCCGTTTTCATCGACCTCTTCAAAGCCCGGCAGGTCCAAATCGACCAGCATTTCGAGCAAAAACACCTCGCCAGCCTGATCCGTCGGCTGTACGCCCGTCACTTTGTCAATCGCCGCCTGAATTTGGCTCGGATCCGCGGGCGTCGGCTCAAGGTCAACCGCAATATCAAGGTATTCGCCGCTCAAAACACGCTTGCGAAACTCGTTGGAGTCCATCGCAATGCGGTGAGTGAGGCGCGAACACTGCGAAACGACACTCGAACCGTTGTACGGGATGTACACATCGTCCGCCAAGCACAGGCGCGACACCATTCGGCCGAGTTGGAAGTCGTAATAGACCTTCTTGAAGGTCGATCCGCCGTATCCGGTGTAGTACAGGAGCTGGTCGAACTCCGGTGTGTACTCTTCCATCACCGTCGTGAGCTGATAATTCATGAAGTCCTGCACGCGCGCGGCCTGCTGGAACTTGTCGACGGTCTCTTTGCCCAAAACCTGCGTGCGAACCGGGCCGCCCGCGGGCATCAATTCCTTAAACGCCTGCGATTGGAACTGGATAATCGCCTCTTGCAGCATCGGATGGGTCGCACCCGAGGCTCCGCGGAAAGGCTTCGTGCGCTCTTCCATGCGCAGGCCCAGCAAATCCAGGCCCTTGGCGTACATCTGCTCCCAGTCCGAGCGCGATCCCTTGTCCGCCTCGAACATCGCCGAGACATCGATGGCAATCCGACCAAGGTCATCCGGGTCTACTACCTCCGCAAGGTTCGCGTAGAAGTCAACTTCCTTCGCGGCCTCCGGGCCAATCTCTACAACCGCCCCGCCATCCGGCTCCAGAACGATCTCGATCTCCGGCGCCTCCTCTGGCGCACCCTCGGCAATGACCAAGATGCCTGCGTCAGGGGCTTGGTTGATCGCTTTATCAATTGGCATGTTGATATCCTAACGTGTTGTCGGCGCGGATGCTACTACCGGCTCTTCTTCTTTGGCGGCAATCGGATTTCTACCGGACGGTTCACGCCCGCCTTGTTCGCCTGCTTGATAAGCCAGTTGTCCTTCTCACCAACGTCGCCCGTGAAGTCATACGTGTCTTTGATCACATACGACCCATCAGGCATTTCCTTGAACGAAAACGTCCCTAACGTGTTACGCAAGTTTGCAGTCGAGTACAGAGTCTTGTCCGTGTCAGGGCCGGGCGCGCCACCAAGCCGTTCATAGCGATTTTTATACGCATCGTGGTGCGCGTATGTCACGGTGTTGGGTAGGGTCTTCCCTGTTTTTCTATCAGAAACAGGACGGGTCTTTGCCAATTCAATCAATCGGCGAAGTTTTGCCAATTCCGCTCCAGACAAACTAGCCTCTGTAATCGGCTCCGTCCGCTTGGAAGATCCGCCCAACATCGACTCCAGGTACGTCCGAACGTGTAGCGGAACTATCCGCTCATCCGTTTCGTCGACCTCTCCGCCCTCGGCAAAGCGACGCGTCATCAGATCCCCGAGCCGCGATAACTGCTTCTTGGTCAGCTTCTCTGTGCCGAACGTATCACGCATCAGATCCTTCGCCGACATCGCATCGCGCGAACGTACGGACTCGGACATTTTGAGAAGCTCCGCGAGCGTGTCAGGCGCGCGCTTGGGCTCTTGGGCCGCGGTCAACGACTCAAGCTCCATGGCCATACCGCGTGCGGTTCCCCTGTCCGTCTCCTGACGAATCGGGCGCCGCGTCGCGCGGCGCACGGTCTGCGAGATCGGCGTCGAACTAAACTCAGTCGTCGTCTCGCCGGGCATGTCAGACAAGTCCTCGAGCATGCTTCGCGCCGAGTTGAAGTTCTTCAACGACTCGGCATACGCGTCCTTCTTCTCGCCTTTCAAAAGCGCGAGCAACTCCTTATCCGAAGCCGGGCCGCCCTTGGCACGACCAGGCGGCTTCACTGCTCCCGGCGAAAGGATCACGTTGCCGAAACGATCCGTGTAGTACCCGGCGTTTTCTGCACCGCCCAACATTCCCGGCCCGAGGTTCGGGTTCTGCCCAAGCGCCTGCTGCGGCAAGCCGCTCGTCTGCAAGCTCGGCAGATTTAGATTGCCCGGTATAGTGCCCGGAGTGAGTGATCCCGGAGTCGGCGTGAAGTACGGCGTTCCCGTGCCTTGGCCCGGGGGCTTGGGCAACGGGTTTGCGATAAACCCCGGAGTGGGAAGCGTCGTGACAGGGATCGGACCCGGCGTGTACCCACCATCGCCAGGAGGAGTCGTAGCCGGAGGGCCGGCAGTCGGTGGTCCAGAGGTCGGCGGACTAATCGGGATCGTCGTCGGTGGGGGCCGAGCAGGCAAGCCGCCGCCAGTCTGCGGCGGAGGCGTACCACCACCCTTTCCAGGCATGCTTCTGCCGGGCTTGCCGGGTCGGCCAATGCGCGAAAGCAAACGACCGATGTCGCTATTTGGATCGATCGCGCCAAAGTTAAACTCGCCGCGCGGTCTTCTCCTGTCGGGCTTCTCGTCCCGATCGTCAATGCCGTTCCTGTTGTTGTCAATGAAATCCATCGTACGGATCGGCTTGTCCTTTTCCGGTGGCGGAGTGGTCGCAGGCGGGAACGTAATGCCGCCACCGCTCGGAGGCGGAGTAGTGGTAGGCGGTGGGCTTACCGGCAACTTGCTGTCAATTAACCCCGGCGGAGTAGTCCCGGTGCCGGCTCCCGGACCGGGGCCAGGCTTGCCGGTGTCGCCACCAGGAGGCTTGTTCTTCTTGTCCTCCTCTTCTTTTTTGCGACGCTCTTCCTCGGCCTTGCGACGCGCCTCTTCTTCCGCAGCACGGCGAGCTTCCTCAGCTTTTCGCCGAGCCTCTTCCTCTGCTGCACGACGCGCGTTCTCTTCCGCTAGTCGACGGGCTTCCTCAGCCGCTCGAGCAGCAGCAGCGTCTTGCTCCGCACGTCGTTTAGCTTCCTCTTCAGCAGCCCTACGAGCCTGCTCTTCAGCGGCTCTACGGGCGGCTTCTGCTTCTGCTGCACGTCTGGCGTCTTCTTCGGCCTTACGACGAGCTTCCTCTTCCGCGGCTTTGCGGGCGGCTTCTTGTTCTGCTGCACGACGGGCTTCCTCCTCTGCTGCTCGGCGAGCAGCTTCTTCTTGCGCACGACGATCGGCTTCATCGTCATACGGGTTAAAACCACCGGGACGGCCTCCCGTCTTGCCCATGCCAGGGCGATCACCAATGCCGGAGTCAATCGGCCGAACGTAAAGATCTTCCCTATCAAGGGCATCTTGCCGCCGATCGCCCGGCGCGAGTTGCGGACGAGCAGCCTGTTGCGCGGTTGCAAGACGGATGGCCTCTTCTTCCTGCGCACGGACCGCGGCAATGCGAGCGGCTTCTTCCTGCTGCGCACGCTCGGCAGCAATACGCGCCGCTTCCTGCTGCGCACGCTCTTGCTGCGCGGCATACGCCGCCGCTGCGGCATTGAGGTTCGTCGGCACCGAAGCAGGCGGCTGAGTGGCCTGTGGCTGCGTAGTCTCGGGCTGTGCGCCTTGCGCACCCGAGAGCTGCTGAAGATCCGCCGCCGCAGATCCAGGCTGCGGACGAACTTGCTCGGACTCCGGCTCGACCTGAGCCTGTTCCGTGAACCGCGGTCCTTGAGCATTGATCAACGCCGCAGCACGTTCGCGCTCCTGCGCACGCATCGCGGCTTCCGCTTGAAGACGCGCCTGTTCCTGGGCCGCGGCCCGCGCAGCGGCTTCCTGCTGCGCACGCGCTTGAGCTTGTTGTTCTGCGGCTCGACGCGCCACTTCTTGCTGTGCGCGTTCCTCCGCGGATTTTCGCAAAGCTTCTTGTCGCGCACGCTCCTCTGCTAAACGGGCGGCCTCTTGCTGTGCGCGTTCTCTTGCTTGCTGTTCTGCTGCCTGACGGGCAGCCTCCTGTTGTGCACGCGCCTGCGCTTGACGGGCCGCTTCCTGTTGAGCCGCCTCTTGCTGCGCACGGATCTGAGCTTGACGCTCGGCTTCTCTTTGCGCGGCACTCGGGCCGGTAGAGGCCGTGTTGAACTGCTGCATGTCCGCCGCAGCCGAGCCACGGACCGGGGCGCGCTCTTCAGGTTCCGCTTGTCGCGTGACAGTGTCCGGGGCCATCGAAGAAGGCTGGAACGTCGAGGCAACAGAAAGCGGAGCAGGGCTCGCGGCAGGCACAACAGGTGTGGTGGGGGTAACCGGCGTGTTGCCAAAGAGACCCATGGGCTCGGCTTGCTCTGCACGCGACTTCGCAAACTTCGCCGCCGCCCGGTATTCCCTCAACCCCGTCTTAGGGTTCTTGGTCCCCGCGCCGCCGAGCTTCTTCAGTAGACCCCGAGCACTGGCGCTGAGAAACGCCAACTCCGTGTCGCCGCCACGGCCCGCGGACGCAACCTTCTTGATAAACGATGCAATGTCTTTGTCCGCTAACTTCTTGGCTTTGGCCATGGCTCAAGGTCCCCAGAGGAGTGGCCTTGACATTCTAGGCCTCAGTAGTATTCAGGAGCAAGCGTGCGTCCAGACGGCTCCGGCTTCTCGTCCGTGTTCAACGTCACGAAGTTCCCTTGACGGAACCGCATCAGCGCCTGGGTCGTCGAGTCCACCATGTCGTCATTGTCGCCGTTCGGGAACGCGGCGCACTCCTCGACCAGCTCTTCCGCCCAATCGGTGTCCGGGGCCCACACCATCCCCGACTCAAGAATCGGCGCGACCGCGTTCGCGCGACTGATCTTGTCCGTCCCCGACCGTCGCCCGCCAGGTGTGTACATGGTGACAGGAATGCCAACACGCCGCAGCTCCTGCTGGAGCGTCACGCCCGTCGCCTTCGCTTCGATCAATACGTTATCAGGATTCCAGCGTTTGTACTCGTCCTTCGCGATCCGTTTCAGTTCAGGAAAGTCCCACCGACCACGCGTGACATCGAGCAGCACAATGTTGGGCCCTGAGTCTTGGTCCGGGTAAAACACGCCCCAAGTCGTAATCACCGAGTAGTCGGCCGTCTCCTTTTTGCTGTAGGCAGTGTCATAGCTCTGGATGATGTAGTTCACGATCGGCGGGGCCTCATGAGGCCAGATGCGCCACCACTCACGCTTCAGGATCGCGCCTTCGTCGTTCGTCGGCTGCTGCTGATACATCGCGTTCCACTTCTGGACCGACAGCGATGCCTTGACGGCTTCTAACTCCTCAAGCTTCCAGAACTCCGGCCAAAGGGGCGCGCCACTTGGCAGGATCGCCGGGAACTCGATCACTTCCCATCGGTCCGCGCCGCGGCTTGCCTGCGCCTTGAGCAAACGGGCAGTTAGATCCTTCGTGCCCCAACGGGTCATCACAAGCACGATCGCACCGCCCGGTTGCAAACGAGTACGCGGACCGCCTTGGTACCAGTCCCACGCGTTATCAAGCGCGAGCTCCGACAGTGCATCCTGTTCCGAATGCGGGTCGTCGATGATCAAGATATCCGCACCACGGCCGGTCACGGCACCGCCGACACCGACGGCAAAGTAACTACCGCCTGCGTTCGTATCCCAGCGTCCGGCTGCTTTGCTGTCCTGCTTGAGTACGACGTCCGGGAACAGTTCCTTGTAGCGGTCAGAATCCATCAGGTCGCGGACTTTACGGCCGAATTTGACTGCTAGTTCTGCCGTGTGTGTTGCCTCAAGGGCCTGGAGATTCGGGTTGCGACCCATGAGATACGCCGGCAACAGATACGACGCGAACTCCGATTTCGTATGACGAGGCGGCATGTTCACAATCAGCCGCTTCAATGTCCCATTGGCAATGCGATCGAATGCACTGGCCATGCGGCGGTGATGCTCCCCGAGGATCGCGGCGGGCCACACGTACCGCACGAAGTCGATGAAGCTCTTGCGCGCCTTGTCCTGCGTCTCGAGCAGCATCAGCCGGTATTCCAGCCGCAGACGCTCCTCCTCGATCTCCTTCGGAACGGCGCTCATAGGGTCCAATTGCTTTTCATATGCGCAAAATTTTTGCACGAGTTGACAAGTTGATCAACCCGGGCCTGTTTTTCTACCGGCGGGGGCCGGGGGTCATGTTCCACGTGGAACCAAAAGTGTTTCACAGCATATTGGCTGTGTGAAATCGGGCAAAAGCCCTTGCCTTTGTGAAGCGCCGCGTTTTTTGGGGCGGCAAGCTGCCGACGTTCGTCGGCGATCGTGAGCGAAGGCCCGCGAGCCACGGCCCACGGCCCGAGCTCGAAGGCCCGAACCCACGAACCACGGCCCGCGAACCACGGGCCACGGCCCGAGCCCATCGAGCAAGTACCTGGGCAAACTCGCGAGCTCGACCACCGAGCTCGACCCAGTACCTGGGCAAACGCATCGAGGCCCACGGGCCGCGCTCGAAGGCCCACGGATCACGGGCCGCGAGTAAATACCGCGAGCAGCGCAGCACGAACCACGGCCCACGGGCCGAGGCCAAGTACGACCGGGCCCAGAGATCGAGGCCGACAACGGGAGGCCGACGCGCCCGAGCTCGTCATCGAGCACCGAGAACCGAGACCGGAGAATGAATACCCGACGCACAGAGAAGGCCGCAGAGACGCGACCGCGCCGGGAGCATGACGCACCCCTAGAAACGAAAACGGCCCCGAATGGGGCCGTCTCCGCGCTCGACATCGAGCTCGACTATTGAAACCCCGAAGCCTCCGCGTCGAAGTATTCGCCGATGCACTCAACCACCCAATCGGGATTTTTGTAGACGCGCTCACCTGTCGCGCCCGTGGGGTCGTCCTCGATGGCAGAGAGTAACCGCGAGGCCTTCGATGGCGCGTCCTGCACCCATTGAGCGAGCGTCCCGCGCTCGTAAGAGTTACGGGCCGCCCGAGTGATTTTCAAAAGAGAATCACCACCGGAGCGCGAGGCCTTCGAGCTCGACCGCGAGCTCGTCAGCGAGTACGCATCGAGCTCGTCATCGTCGAGGCCGTAGCCGTAACCGCTCGACCATATCGGCGAGCTCGAATACGAACGCGCAGGGGCCGAGGCCACGCCGAAACGATGGGCCGACCATGCGTAGGTATTCGACAACCACGCCCCGGCATAGGTAACGCCCGACTTCCGATTGATAATCGCGACCGTACCGTCCGCGCTCATCATGCCGAACTTGTTACCGCTTCCGATGAGATCGCCGACGAACGAGAGCCACTCGTTATCAAGTAGCAACGACTCACGCGCCTCGATGACCGGGCCGATGACGTTTCGGATGAAATGCCAAGTGTCCGAGCGCGACTTGTCCCAATCGTTACCCGTCGAAAGAATCCCGTTGTGGGCAAGATAGACGCGATCCGTCACCCGGTAGGGGTGGCAGTTGTCGAAGTTAATATCGCCGTGGGTCATCATCCGCGCATGCCACACGCACTCGCGGCCCTCCGCGTGAGCCCGATAAAAATCGACAAATTCGCGAGACGTTTTCGGCAGCACCTTGTGAACGTGCAGCTTGCCGCCCTCCGAGAACATGACCCCGAGGCCGTCGCGATTCGCCGAGTAGACATCGACCAAAAACTCGTCAGAGAAACGAGTCGAGGCCGGCTGATGAACTAGTAAGCACATGATGAAAACCTCCGAGGCCGTTAGGCCGCTTCCGAGTGTTGAAATAGACCCGCCGTTCGCTCCGAGACATACCGCCGCATCGTCGCCGTCTCGTCAGACATCGAGGCCGCGCAGAACGCCAAGAACGCCCGAGCATTGAGGCCCGAGGCCGTCGTACTCTCGCGAGCGCAGAATTCGAGCAGCGCGTGACAGAACTCCATGGCCGCGACCACGGCCTCATACTTGAGCGAACCGCGAAAGATACGAAACTCGATGGTGTTCGCATTGGTGAGATTCACGGCCTCGTACCGATCCCCCGGCAGATGGGCCGTCTCGACGACCTTTTCAACGTACCGGCAAAACCCCGTGTTATAGCGTCGAGCGATTGCGGTAATGAAAGCATCGTTGCCGGGATCATTCACGAACGTGACCGCCCGAGCGATGGTGAGATTCGAGAGGCCCGTCCGCGATACATGGACATGAAGGCCGCATGTCGTGGTGCGATGCGAACGAATCCCCGCGACCAGTTCGGGCCGACGCAGAAACGAGAACACCTCACGCAAGGCCGGGAGACTCATGGGCTGCGAGATCATCTCGAACCCGTCAGCGAGCGACCCATCCCGCTCGAAGAACATGCGGTGACCGTATACGCCACCATTGACGGCCTCATGGATTCCCGCCGCAATCGTCGTGCGATCCCGCGCCCCTGTGCACTCGACTTCGAGTTCGACCCCTAGATGGCGATTCGCCGAGGCCGTCCAATCGTCCGATATGGGAACCTGCGAATGTTTCGATGCGTGATATTCGCGGATGATCGAGCGCGACGGGCTCTCATAGTCTTGATGGACGTATTCGTCCTCGTCCTCGTCATAGGTGAAGTCCTCATCGTCACAATGAATAACGCAAGGCCGCCCCCGTTCGTTCAGAGCTCGCCGCGCATACTCATCGTGCACCCATTCGCCATATCGCTCCGAGTATTGATAGGAACGATCCCGGCAACGCTCACAGACGAGCTCGTCCCCGTAGGCCCGTTCGAGCTCGTCATCAAAGAACATCTCACCACAACAACCACACGCGCCACGCGATCCGCGCTCGTCTATTTCCTCAAGCATGTATTCGCGGTCGAAATCGTTCGACGCATCGTTCGCGACATCGAGCCATTCGCGCAGCGTATCCGTCGAAATATTACGGAATGAACGGTCGCCCTGTTCCCAGAACGTCCGCACCATCTCGGGGGAATGAATCCCGCGATTCGCTGCCGCCTCCGCGACAAGCCCCGCGAACGCGGCGAGATTGTCATCGACGGGAGCCATTCCCACGCGAGGCAACCCGCGCTCGACGCATCGAGAAAATGACGCCATCCACCGGGAGAAATCGCGAGACGTTCCAGCAGCATCGAGACGCTCGGCGATGAGCTCGGCAAACGGCCCGATACGAGCAGGATCAGAGACGCGAGAACGGAAAAAAACAGAATCAAACATGACCATGTTTTCGACCTCTTTCTAACTTTCTAGTCGGCCCACAATGGGCCGCGCTCCGATCATAGCAAAAAAAGACCGGGAGAGTGCAACCCCTCCCGGCCTCGATTGATTACGACCAGAACGAACCGCTAAACCGTTTCGAGCATATCCCCGGCGAGCTCTTCAAACTCGACCCGATCCGCCGTCCACATGATCGAGCGAGCGTAGGCCGTCGCACCCGTGACGGCATCGAATACCGTCTCGATGGGTCGGCCTTCCTCGGCAACATGCACCGCCTTTATTCGATCCGCGACGCGAGGCCCGAAACGCCCCGCCAAAAATGCGTCCACCTTTTCGAGCTTCGCAGATTGCGCGGAGCGCAGAACATCAGAGACGGACGAGGCCGACGCACTCGCATACGCGAGCAAGGCCGGGGCCGCTTCCTCGATGAACCGATCCGGGGCCGAGGCCGTGTGACGGATCGAGATTTCATCCAATTCGTGAGCCCCCCACACGATCCGATTCGCACAGACGTAATCGAAAAGAAAAGTTTTTATTTTCAACGCACCCGCGCCCGTTTCGGAATTGGTGACGAAAAACCCACGCGCAAGCTGCCCGGTTTGCCCGTCTCGACGATTCGGCAATTCGATCCGATTTACCTCGTCCGCGAGAAAAATGAAGCAGTCGCGATCCCCTGCGAATAATGTCGTGTTTTCGCTCGTTACGGCATCGAGAGCCTTTCCAAAAATACCGGGAACGCGAAAGTCGCCCGACACGCCATCGCCGAAACGCTCTTCGAGGGCTCGAACGACATCGACATTCCAAATGCGACCATATCGAGGCCCGGTCGCTGCCCGTAATTCGATTCCGTCCGATCCGCGAGTGAGCAGAACGCCCGTGTCGATTGCATCGCGCTCGACCTTGAGGCCGTAGTTCAAGCAGTCCGCAGCGAGTGGGGCCGGGAGTGTTCGCAAATAATGGGCCGGGGCTCCCGACAGATTCGCGAGCTGCCCGAAGGCCCAGTTAGTCGGGGCCGCAGTATGACCGCCGGGGCCCTCGATGAGGATGCCTCGATTGTCATCGGTCGGAACCGCGCCGAGCTGCCGGGAACTCACGACCGAGGCGCGAGAATTGGCGCGGAGTGTTTCGAGCTTTTCACGCATCGAGGGCAAACTTGTGAAACGCTCCTCGGGTGGGCGCGTGGCCCATTGTTTCGATGCTTGCATGAGATTTGTCACGATCCTTTCTCCTTTCTGAAAATGCCGACTAGCGGCGAACGATTAGGAATATGACGCAACTATTCTGCCGCGTCAACTTTATAGCCTCGATTCATCCATGCTTCCATTTTGATATTACGGAACCAATCCGCGACCGTAGGGATGCGGCCTCCGCAGTCCTCCTTAACGTGCTGTTCTCCGATATACCGAACGGGAACCTCGCGACCGCTCGAATTGACAATGACACGACCGAAAACGCGCTCGGCCTCGAAGATGCCCTGCGAGTGATGGCGAAGGGCTCGATGCCTCGCATCCCCGAAGGATTCCTTGGTTGCGTCGAACCAGTCGTGAATCGGCGCGTAGTCCTCGATCGAGCCGCCCCATATTTTGACCGAAGTCATAGAGTGATGGTGAGGATGCACAATTATTTCCCCCTGTAGATATATTCGTCGTATTGCCGTTGCAGTTCCTCGTCAGACTCGACGAAAAACCCACCTTTTGAGAAAAAGTCGACAAGCCATTCCTCGTAATCGGGCTCTTCCTCTTTGTATGTGTTAAGAAAACGCTCCACTTCGTTTTTGGTCAAGGCTTGGATGAGTTGTTCTCGCGTCACGATCACTCCTCCTCGCCGCCGTCGAACGCGAACGAATAGTCGTTCGTTTCGGTGTAATTGATCCCAACGTCGAGCGAGATCACGGGCTCGTTTCCTGCATCCAAGTCGATGCGAAACGTCCCTTGGCCCCCGTCGTTGTTGTACCAATCTAGGCCAGTACGTTCGAGCGCGTCATAGGCCAACGTCTCGACGAACTGGCCGAGCGTCATATCCTCATAGGCAAACGAGCGCACCCATTTACCACTTGCCTCGTCCCACTTGGACTTTTCGCCCCATCCCTTGAACGGTAATTTTTTGAGTGTCGTGGTGAGTGCTCCGGCCTCGCTCTGGGTTCCGTTGAAAAAACCAACGTCCTCGATCGAACCGCTATCGCCCGATCCCGCGAACGATACTTCGATGTAGCGCACCCCGTGATCCTTCAATACGGAAACGAAACGCGACTTGTCCTCTACGGACGGGAAAAGTGAAGCAGCCATATTCCTTTCTCCTTTCTGATGGGCACGATGCCCGAAGTGAATCCTATCAACTCGTCAACCGTTGTCAACTCTTTCCATTGAAAATTTGATGAAGCACGATGAACCAAATCAGTTTTCCGATTGTGCTCAAGAACTCCTTTTTATCCTTCGATGGTTGGGGCTCAAGTGGGGGCGGCTTAAGCGTTGACGGTCGGCGACGTTGGCCTCGCCTACCTGCTGCCATACGACCCCCTAACGGATCACAGGCAACGTATCGGCCCGTCCATCGGTAGTAAATAACGCCCCGGCATCGTTGCCTTCATCATCAGCCGAAGGCCAAACAAGCGTCCCGTTGTCCAGTTCAAAGACAACCGACCTACTGTACCAACCAAGGTTCTCGACCTCCTCGGGATACAAATAGCGGACGGCCTTTATCGTTCGGCCTACCAACACTTGGGCAGCTTTCTTTTCCCAATGGCCTACAACCCGGTCATCAATAGGGGCGTTCATGCTGCCTCCCTCTGGTTCAAAATGCTCAAGGCGACAAGCGTCAGCGTCTTACTGTCTGATCGTATGAACTCCTTGTCTTCTGTGGCACGCAATAGAC